AGAGACAATTCTGATGCTATAATGAGAATACAATTAAATCAAATACAAAACCAATTTACCAAACTATCAAGAGCTGGTCGTCATCATGATGCTTTAGCTTTAGCAGCAGAGTATGAAGAGTGGATTTTAGATAATGATGAGTGGGGCTTTCTCTACTTAAATAATTTATCTGATGAATTAAACCAGTTGGATTAGTGTCACACACACTCACACAACCATATAAATCTATAGTATATTAGCTATAGTTCAGAGGCAGTAAGACTTTCAAGGTGAGCTAATAAATGCTCTTTAAGTCGAACTTAAGCAGTAAGTCCTCTGCTTTTTATCCAATTTCTTTATTTACTAATTATGGCAACTCGCTCTCGCATCGGCATTCAAATTGAAGGCGGTATCGTATCAGCTTATCACCATTGGGATGGTTATCCTGAGTGGTTAGGCGTTACACTTAATCAAAATTTTAACGATGAAAAATCAGTTAAAGAATTGATAGATGGCGGAGATATGTCATGTTGCCATTCTGATAATGGATGGGATTCTGACGAAAAGTATGTTGAGCCTAGACCAGTATATTATTCTGAGCGTGGCGAAGATACGCCTCCAAAATTATCTGAATCAATTACTGAATACTTAGATTTAGCAAATGATTGTTGTGCTGAATTTGCTTACTTATTTGTAGGTGGCGAATGGTTCTGTTATGATACAGATAGATATGGCAAAGGTTTTGCTAGATTAGTAGATATTCCTGCTGATTATCCAAAGGAGGTTGCTGCATGATCAAATATGATGAGTGGAAAGCACTTAATGATGCTTTGATGTATCTATCCAATGAGGATCAGAAAACTATCGAAAGAATCAGAAATGTCAAAATAGAAAACATACTGCCAAAAATTGATTTTTATGAAAATCAAACAGCAGATTATATAGATAGAGTCAATGAAAGTACACTATGATGTAACACTTGAATCAAGTGAGATCGAAGCGATACATATTATGGCTCAGGTTATTCGAGATCTTGAAATCGAAAAGCAAGTTGAGGAACATACAAATGCCTCAGTATATGCTATAGAAGTCAAGATGGCTGAACTTATACATTCATATAATAAATTCAATGAAACAACAATTAAAGATGCTCCGTAAGACTATTGAATTAGCTGAAAAGGACATAACTGCGAACTATACTGAAGAAGAGATTAGGTATATGAAGAAGAAATATCGAGAGCTCAGAGAAGAGATAAGATATGCTCAAAGACTTCAAAACAATGGATTTATGGTAGATTAAATCCAATAAAATAACTGTCACAAGGCCCTTTACGAAGGGTCTTTTTTTGTGTATAATAGCTGTATCAACTGAAATTCCTTTATGACCATTACATTCTTGCCTCATCAACAAAAAGCACTTGACGTTATGAAAAACGAAGATGTAGGTCAAATCATTGTGCCAACTGGTGGCGGTAAGACTATGATTATGATGGAAGATCTCTTAAGAGATATTGACTATAGTTATGGTCAACCAACTGTATCAATCGTTGTTGCTCCTCGCCTTTTGTTATCTCAACAGTTGTGTGATGACTTCACTGAGCACTGCCGTAATCGTAAGAATTTCAATAAGAATCAGATACAAATCGTAAATGTTCATAGTGGTAAAGGCAGTAAATTCTTTACAACTACAAAACCAAGAGATATCAAGGATGTAGTTCGCTTCAATCTATTGAATGATCGCCATACTGTGCTATTCACAACATATCATTCTCTACATCGCATTGTAGATTGTAGGATGAGAGTTCATAATGTCTATTATGATGAGTCACACAACTCTACCGCTAAATCATTCTATACAAGTGTAGAAGCGATGGCAAAGAGAACAAATCGTTGTTACTACTTCACTGCTACGCCAAAGCACTCATATCGCCATGATCGTGGTATGAATAATGATGATGTATATGGTAAAATCATTTGTGATATCCCTGCTCCAGAGTTAGTTGAAAAAGGTTGTATCTTGCCTCCTACAGTTGTGCCTTATGATAAAGCACATGATATGGAGTTCAGTAAGGAGACCGCTCATGTACATCATGCTCTAACTGTTAAGGATGTAGTTGATAATGTAGTCAAGGATACTACCGCTAAGATTATGGTAACTGTGCCATCATCAAGAGTTCTAAACAATATGATAGGACATACCACACTGCTCAAGACTCTCAAAGATCGTGGTTATGATGTATTGCATATTACATCAAAATTTGGTGCTTATGTCAATAAGACTAAGGTTAATCGTACTAAATTCTTTGAGACTCTCAAAGAGTGGAGTAATGATGTAGGTCGTAAATTTGTATTGTTTCATTATTCAATACTTGCTGAAGGTATCAACGTAGCAGGCCTGACTCACACAATATTCCTTAGAAATTTGAATATCATTGAAATGGCACAATCAATTGGAAGAGTCATTCGCCTTGATAAGGATGATCGCCAAGATATTCAAAGTGGTAAGATTGCCGCTGGTGCTTTGCAGTTCTATCGTAAATCAACTGGTTATTGTGTCATACCGACCAGTAAGCACTATAATAAGAATATTCATGGTCGAATCGAAAGAATTGTACATGACATATTTGTTGAGGGTAAATTCTCAACTGGTTTTTGTTAAATAGTACTATGAATAAAAAAGGATACAAAACTGGTTATGCAATCGGAGCTGTAGCGGCAACGATTGCTATTCTATTTGGGCAAGCATGGCTCACTCTTCTCATTTTTAGTTGGTTCAATTTAAAACTGACTATCTGGCAATGCTTGCTGATCATTGTATTGATCAAATCGATCACAGCGGTAGTTGATAAGGACAGTTAAATTAGTGGCACACAATATATTGAAATTGGTCTATAATAGAGTATTATAGCCATATGGGAAACAAATTCATCCCTTTTGAATTTGTTTCTCCCACCTATTCTTTATTTCATTTTAAACTTATGGTTGCTTCTTACATCACTGCTCAGCAAGAGATCGCTGAAAGAGTTAGTACATGGGCTGATCAACTTGCCGAGTCGCTCACAGAAAACTATAGAAGATACCATATCAGAATGTTAACTCAAAATTCAGTACGTTTCGCTAAAAAAGACAATGGAAGTGTACTTGGTTATCGCCCTGACTTATCTGACTATGCCAATCAGCAACTTGCTGAGATCGAAAATGGCACTGCGAAGTTAATGAAGTTTAAAGTGTATACTGGTAAGAAATACTACAAGATCGTTCAGCAAAATTTCGATACATTTCAAAACAGAAATGAGTATCGTGATGGCAGTGTGAATTGCTTTATCGATAAGAAAACTGGCGAAGTTTACAAGCCTGCATCATGGAAGGCGCCTGCCAAGCACGTTCGCTATGATATGAGAATTATTCAGCAACGTGAATACTTACTCAATCCTGACAATATAGATTGGGCTGGTGGCTATCTCTACATGAGATAGACCACTTAAATAAGTGTCTACTTGACTTGCAAATTAGACACTTATCCATTATAATAGCTGTATACAAAACAAATTTTTCATGATCAAACTTGGCACTTCAGTTCAGCATAAACTACATGATGACCTAAACGGCGATGTAGTTCAACTCAATAGAAGCAGTAATACTGCTACTGTTAAGTATTGGATTAACGACTATGAACCAATGCTTGTATCTTGCTACCTATCTGATTTGGAGGTTGCTTAAATGAAAACATTTGTAATCGAAGAAAAATTCGTTGGTTATGCCAATATAACCATTGAAGCAGAAAACGAAGAGCAAGCAATTGCTCTATACAATCGTGGACATTATCCTGATAATTCATATGACATGGATGATATGTTCTATGACTATCAATTCAATTCAATTCAAGAGGCTTCCTAAATGACAATTCCAACTTACGATTTTCCACACTCTCCAATTTTGATTATTGGATTCTTCGGCATTCTCACAGCGCTTGTAGTGCTATTTGTTGCCAATCGTTCTTACTTCTCAAGTCCATTGAATGAGGATAAAAGATGAAAAACGATCTCTCGAAGCTCTCAGAATTGATACAGCAGGATATTACATTTTATCTCGATGGCGAAGAACCGCTTGTAATCGAGAATATTTGTGATATCATAGTAAAAAGATTTGAGCAAGTCAATGCTCCATCAGCAAATATTGCTGAATTAAATCATTCTCTATCCAACTATTTTAACTCAAATGTCTAAAAACATTGTAGAAACAATTATTCCTGCTCCGCCAAATGACTACGAAGCATACTTGTATAAGTGGACGAACTTAGACAATGCTCGAATGTATGTTGGTTGGCACAAGGGCTCAGTTAATGATGACTATAGTCATTCAAGCTCAGATGATGAGTTTGCTGATGTATTTCAAGATTCAGAAAGCAAACTGAAATTTGAAGTGATGCAGTATGGAAGTGCGAAAGAAATTCAAAATTCAGAAGCAACTTATCTGAGAAGAGTCAATGCTGCCAAAAATCCACAATACTATAACAAGTGGAATGGATTTGTGGAGTACGAAGAGCCTGATCTTGAAAAATGTCAACAGTTAGTTCAGCAGATTCAAGATGGCATTTATCCAATTAATCAAGAATTAATCAAAGATCATATCGGCATGGAATATCTCCAAGTCAGAGAAAAACATGATGATGAACTTCAAAGAGAAATTCGTGATAAAATAAATGATGCTCTTGGCAATACGGAAAAGTGTAATCCAGTTATCATCTTTGCGGAGAGAACTGCCAATGGTGCGGATTTAAGAGTAGATGGGAATCATACTGTATTTGGTTCTGCACAAGCGAAACACGCTCGCTATATTCCAGTTATCACAATTCCAGCAAATGTTGCTGCTGAATTTAATGAAACTGAAATTCGCACAATCGCTAATTTGCTGAATAAGAAACCTGACGTAACCAAAAAGCCCGTAAGCGATGAGGATGCTATCAAGTATGTCATTACAAATGCCGATAAGGGTATTCCATATAACTCTCAGGTTAACATTACTGCTTTAGAAAGTTTTGGATTCGCCAAAAAGAAGATCACAACCATACTGAAGAAGGCGAAAAAAGAACTTGATGATCGGGAGGATAAACGCTCTGGTCAGTTATTCATTAACTATTCTGCCTATCCTGATAAGACTACACTTCTCAATCGTACCAAGAGATTTGCTGCAAAAGACAATACTTGCTCAGTATATATGTCAAGTCGTAAATTCTCAATCGAGAGAATACTGGAAGAACTGTATAGTGGCAAGCAAGATAACGTCAAACATTGTGTGGTCGTTATCCATCATCCTGATAAAGATGCTGCAAAGCACTGGAAGAAATCAGTACAGCCCACATGGTTAGACATTATCGATCATATGAATATGGAAGAATGGAGTATTACATTTGAAGAAATGGATACTCACAAGCCTGATCCTGATTTTAATGAAGACTAAGTTAAAGTATGTAAAAAGGAAGGATGAAAAACTCTTTCCTTGCCGTACAATGCCATGGAGAGTGGAGAGTCGCATAGGTATGAACTTATGTTGGTTCTATAGAATAGACCAAGTTGAGGATTATGTCAAGAAATTCAATTTAAAGCCCAAAGACTATCGGATTATGTTAAATGCGAATGTTAAATTAGAGAATTTGCCCAATCAACTGTATATTTTCTAAATGGCTGAAAAAATATGGCTGTGTATTCTATATGGATTCTATAAAGAGTGAATATGGATGTATATCTGATTATTAACTGATAATGGCTGGGGTTGTTGTTGTCTTTACCTGACCCCTATCGAAAGATTGGCAATGCTATGTATAAGCTCAGAGAGCTTCAGAGGACCTCAGAGGCCTCAAATTATTAACATATTAGAATTATTAACATATATGCCATGGCATTCTATCAGAAATACTGTTAAAAGTCAAGGGCGCTCAGATTATTAACATATATGGCTGAGGTTTTTCCACAGGGGTTGTGGAAAACTCGGAAAACTTCAAATTATTAACATATATGCTATGAGTATTGTTGACAGTCTCCGAGCTTTGTGTTATAATATATAATGTAATCGCAAATTATTAACTAATGTATTATACTATTAGTGACCTATTTGATGATGAGGAGTTAGCATTGATTCTAGACAGTTTATATGCCGAAGAATTATGTGCTGATGACGAAACCTTACGGGCGAAATTATCGTCAATAAGTAAAAAGATATCATCTCTTATTCAAGAAGAATATGAGATCGAATCTGTTGAAGACTGCTGCGAGTATCGGTAATTATTAACAAATTATTAACATATAAGTATGCAGTATCGAGATTTATATGATGAATTAGGGAAGATGAGTGAGGAGCAGTTGGCAGCAACTGTTTTAATATATGATATCACGTTACAGAAATTATTCCCAGCGGAGCATAATTTAAATTATGCAAATGGTCGGGATGATATAACGAACGGGCATCCGTATATTTCCTACTAGTATAATATTACAGCATGTAACGAATCTATTTGGATTCAATTTGGATCATAACATAATAATATTTGGATCACATCGAATAAAAACCGCTTTATAAAGTGGCACACCGCTTCACCAGAGGCGGTTTTTTTATGTCATAATAGCATTATAAATCAAACAAATCTTTATGATTCAAGAATTTACTAGAGCAGAATACGAACTGCTTTATTCCGCTTTCAAATCTTACAGAGTCTATATGACTAAGGAAGAGGAAGTTATGTCCGAGAAAATTTTGGACAAAGTATTCTATCCTAGCTTTGATGCCAAGCAATCCGAATCACCATTTATGGATACTTGGGAAAAAGAACAGCAGCTATTAGTCGAAGATGCTGAAGAAGCTTTGAGAATGGAGCTAACCGACTAATGGAAATGACAACTATTGATGTATGGGATATGCTCACGGACAGAGAGCGAGAGACAATCACCGATCTCTTAATGGAAGCATACGTTAGAGAAACTAACGAAATGCCATTTTTATTTGAAGTTCAAACTAACATTATCGTGGAGGCTGATTAAATGACTACTTACAGAGTCAAAGTCAAACAAGTCTATATTGAGACTATGTTTATTGAAGCAGATTGTGAAGATGATGCTATTCAGCTGATGTGGAGCGAGGATTATGAACCTGCTGATGAAGAATACAAATCAGCAGAAGCAGAAGTTTTAAGTGTGGAGGCAGTATAATGAATTTAACTCAGCAAGCAATTAAGTTTCTATCAACTGAAGATCTCATGGCAGCTCTTAAAGAAGATCTGGACCCTGATGTACATGATATGATATCATACGAATTATTTGAGATCAGAGAAACCACTTAAGAAAGTGGCACAAGCGCTACACCATTACCGCCACTTTTATGGTTATAATGGACCTATAAACAAATTAATCAATTAATTTTATGTCATTTTTCCATTACGTTGAATTTACCGACTACGAACTAACAGAAGCAGATATGCTCCGTTGCTGTTATGATGAAGTCGTTGCTGAAGCGAAGGATACTGGCGATTTTCCAATGTATTCCGAAGCGGGTCTATGGAGTGCCGCTTCTTTCAAACTTCAAGATTTCAAAAATTGGATGCGCCCTTTATTCTATGATGTAGATGAGGACTAGCCCCGAACAGCACGAAGTGCTATATTCCAAAATCTATGAGCTAGTAGAGCTAGACATAGATTTTGAAGTAGATGACGAGGACCTATTGAATGCCTGTAGGTCCGTCATCTGGAATCTGGAGCTAGATAAACGATTCTATCATAAAAATTGAATTGTTACGAAATGTTTCAGTACCAACATAAACGCTAATTTATTCGCCAAGATCCTTTATAATAGACACATGAGCACATTACATCACGAATCAATTCTTGAAGACTGCTTTGAGCAAGCTATCGAGAATTTCAGAGTTCATAACGAACTAACCGCCAAACAAATGGACGAGCTAATAGTTTGCTCCTCTGGCACTCGCTCTCATCTTGAGAAGCAAGCACACAAATTATTCGAGGAACTTTGCCAATGAATGAAAATTTCTTAGATTTCGTAGACTACTGCTATAGCTTCTATGGAGCAGAAGATGCCCTCTATCCAATGGGCGTAACCAAAGAACAGATAGCATATGCTACGCTGATGTATTTGGACGCTTGTGCCTACTATGAAAAGGTTAACAATGAAAACTGGAAAGGACCTGCCCTTGTACCTATGACATGGGGCGATGGCGATTCGCTAGACAGAGAGAGAGTAAGAGATATCCTGGCACAGAAGTATTCTATACCACAAACGGTATAGAATCGGTGACAATGTGTGCCAGAAATATTAGTGGCACACAAAATCACCATTCCGTTTGCTATTGACGTTATAATAGCATTGTAAACAAAACAAAAGGACTTATTTAAATGAGACTTTCACCAATCGGATCTAACATGACAGAAGTCGAAACAGACAATGCTCGTGTTTTATTCTCATACCGCACACCAGTTGCTGCTTACATCTTTGGCACAGGATTTGTCAAGACCTCTACATGGTACAGCACAACAACATCTCGCCACATCAACAAATGGGGTGCTAAAGAAGGTAAAGAAGTAGACCAAAAAATCCTCGATGCATTATGCTAGAGGATATTTTCACGGATGAGGAATTATCCGCTATCGAGTCGATGTGCCGAGACTACGCCGACTATGGTGACGAGGCAGCAGCAATTGCTGACTCAATCATTGCTAAAATCTATTCACCCGCTGGACATGCTTGAAGTATGGATCGCCATCTTTCTACTGATGGCGACAAATTATGCCCTTTCTATTTTTGGTTTATCATTATGAACGAACTCGCTGACATTTTTGGTGCTGATTCTGAAGAAGCACTGCTCTTAGGACAGTTAGATGCTGCCGCCGTCTTTATGGAAGAGGATTTTGATCCTACACCAGCTACGGAGGAATATGCTTAGCCCAGAGGCATACGAAATACTCAAAGACCCAAGCCCCACTATTGAATTTTACTTCCTAACAACATGGCATCAAGCACAAAGACCACCGTCCGCTACTGGTTTAATCAACAACCACAGGCACGCTACATCTCATTCCAAGCCTACAGGCATGCCCTAGAGTATGTGGAGAATGTTACAAAACTTGAAGATCCAGACTGGCGAGCAGAGATTGTACCTTATGCCGTCTAGAATAGAACTAACAAATTAAATGCCACATGATCATTAATTCACCCGCCATCACAGAGTCTAGAGAGCAACTCATCGCCCAAGGCTACACAGTGAAGGTGCTAAGACCTCGCCGCCCTCGTAAGGGTGAGCTAGTCATGAGTATGACAAAGGGCATAAGAACTAACACAAATCGCAGAGGGCAGGCACATTCTGCCCACGCCCTACGTCCTGAGACCAGCATAATTGCTGGCCCAGAGGGCAGCTATTTTAAGACATCTGGCTAACAGAAGTCAACGGGGGGCCAGGGCCAGTTGTTTGGCCCGCCCCCGTTTTTATGGCGAAAACCGCTGACTCCCCTAATCTATAACGGACCAAACTCGACCTCTAAAAATATCGAGATTTGAAAAATTTTTCGCCAGAAAAATCCGTCTGAGGCCTCGATGAATCCCTTACATTTCTCATATGCGTACATTCTGACAGAACGAGAAAAATAAGAAAACTAAAAAGTAACTATCACTATATAATTTTATGTAATGCACTATACAATATACTTACATGTCAAATTTTGATACAAGTACAGAAATACTCTATGATGAAGTAGACGAGAATCATACAGTGGCAATACCAGAGGATCTTTTAGAAGAATTGGAATGGAAAGAAGGCGATATTTTGGAATGGGAGTATCACGACTATAATGGACTTCCAGGCCTTCGCCTACATAAAGTAGGCGATGATTGAGAGAGTTCTCTCGAACTACTTAAAGAATACTCTAAGATTCTCTCAGGCATACGGCACGTAGCGTTTTTCATATAATATGAGTACTGCAAACTCTGGTATAAACTGTTCTAATTCAAGAGAGGAAGCAAAAGCCTCTGTTGTAATTCAATGTCCACAGAAAAATAATAAACCTTCCTATCTAAGAAGACTCGGAGAATCCTTTGATTATATTGAGTCTGTCTATAACGAGGTGCAACCAATTACTTTAACGAATGGTACTCTTCGGGAGCAATGGGATAATTCGGGTGATCCAAGATTTCAGCAATATAACGTAGACACTGGCGCAGCGATTTTCGAGAACTATTGTAGAATGGATAAAGGTATCGATGAAGGATACTTCTATCATCTATGGAACTTCCCTACGAGTCATCAATCAGTTAAAGATATTTTAATTAAGTATGTACCAATCTGTTTAGATTCGGACGGTGATCCGACTACAAATTGTGCTGGAGCAGGTTATTCTGCAGCAACAGGTGGTTCATGTACAAGAAAAGCAAAGATAACCAATAATTTTACATTAGATCGAGTTGATATAGATATCAGTGGTCTACCTACAGTTGAAGAACCTTATGTTTATAAGGCAGGAACAACTGACGCTTCAATCATCTTTACATATAAAAATGATACTAGAACTGTAGTTAAGGCTGGAGATGTCATTAACGGTCATACAGTGACCTCTGTGGTGAACTTTTGTGATACTCGTACCGAACAAAAGAGAATCCATCGAATTATCGGTGACTCTGCCTTTATACTGAATAATGTAAAGAATATACAGGTTGGAGATGTTGTCAGAGGATATTTGGATGAAGAGACTCAATTTCCTACAGGTTTGACAGTTAAAACGATTACTACTTCTACAAATCGTATTGATTTGAATTTACCAAGTGGTTTTCAAGGATTTAATCGAACTAAACGTAGAAAACTTAGAAATATTACAATTACCGCAGCAGAACCGAATAAAATACCAAGTACAAATTATTGTTTTGCAACTATAGCAACAAATGTAACTCTTGGAAATAAACAAGTAGGATTTAAAATTGAGGGGCCTGGGATACATGATAATGACTGGCAGTTCACTACTAACCTAAATGGTAACTGGACAAATCAAAAAGTATTCAATGAAGGTGGAAATGCGATCTTTAATTCAGCAGAGACAAGAACATATACAATTAACAAGGGTGGTGCAACCATTACTGTTGTGGCAGAAGTCATCGATGATGGTGGAGAGTATGATACAAACTGGTATATTTCCAACTGGACTGGTGAACTTCCTGATATAGGTAGTACTTTTCAGTCTACACAGAATGGAGGACGAGGAAATGTTGTCATTAAGTTCAAGGTTGAGGGTACACCTGATACACTTACGACTGATGGAGGAGACTTTACAAAGGATGCTGAGTACACAGCAAGTCTTTCTGGTGCAGTAATTAACGTAAGAGCGGGTTGGGGTATCATAGATCGTGCAGCAATGGTCGGAATTATCATAAGTAAACGTAAAGATGTACTCTATGAACCTGTTTTTACGAAAGAAGATAAAATTATTGGTCAAGAATTGAATTTATTAAAGCAAGATTTTCCAGGCTTGAACGATTTAGGTGCAGTTAGAGAGGCAGAGTACCTTCCTACAGTCGTAGATAGTCCTTGTGACCCTTATTTAACTCCAAATACAGAGGTTCCGACTAATGTGGGTACAGCAGATAACACTACTTCCTTAGCTTCAAGTGGTAATTCGACTATTTCGAGTAAAATTAACGCAAAAATTGATGAATTAGCGGGTACTTCCTCTGTAACAGACATTTCTGATGCGATTCAGACCATTACTATTGCAGAAACTTCGGTAGAAACCGTAAATAACAACCTATCAGAGGATGTAAAGTCCAATATTGCGAAAATTAAAGGAAAAGAACCTGGCGATAACAATGAAGTTGAACTTACTACGAAGCAAGATGCGAGTGTAAACACTCTAATTACGAATATTCTTGATAAATTCAAGGAAATTCCCGATGATATGAATACATTGATACCAGATTCCGTTCCAAGCTTGGCAGATCAGGTAGATGGAGAGAATATTGGTGAAGTTGAGCTTAGAAAGAACGCATTTCGTGATCTTCCTGTAAAACAAGACGGAATGTACTTTCTTGTAGAGGATCTTTCACTAACAGATTCATCTTATGAGAATATTGGTAAAAATGCGAATAGAGATACGATTATTGCGAATGTATTACCACGATGGACTTACGGAAGTCCTACAGTGGGTACAGAAGTCGCTGGAGAGACAGAAATAATAATTCCAGGCACTGCATTAGGTGGTACAAGTCCAGATAATGACCTAGGCATACTTGTAATAGGTGTAAATGACTCAACAGGTGCAATTACAGAGTATGAAGTACAAACTGACGCTGTTCCTAAACTTGCATATACATCAATATCACCTTCTTCACAACCTACACAACAAACTAGGACAACTTTTGACGTAACTGCATCTGGAGGAAACTATAATGTTGCAATTAATACAGCTGCGACAAATGATGCGAATAGAGTAGGTCAACAATTCATCATTAGAGGAGGTTTATTGGGTGGATCTGATGGAACTGATACAAATGATAATAATGACTGCTTTATAACCGTTACAGGGGTCTCTGGAACGACTATAACTACATTTGACGTTAATGGTTCATCTACAGGAGCAGCTACTTTTACTGGTGTATCACCAACTATTGTAAATGGAACGTTTGATGTCGGTGTTTCGTGGGTAAGTACTGCAAGTACGACTGATGACGTATATACCGTACAAGTTACGCAAGAAAAAGCAGGAAGAGGGTTTTTAGTGGGTGATGTACTCCGAATCAACGGAAGTACACTTGGAGGAACAAATACTACCCATGATCTTGATATTACGGTAACTGCGGTTGACTATGTGGGTGGAATCTCGGAATTGACCTTTGCTGGTACTCCAGAAACACTCTATACAGGCGTTAGTGGTACAAACACTGACGGAAAGAACGGATCAGGTGCGACATTTGATGTATTAAAGGGTACATCCTCAGATGGTAGTGCATTATACATTGTTAATGTTGATAATGCTGGTACTCTTTACAATACTGTTTCGCAACCATCTGGAATGTCAGTTAGTGTAGATGATGCTCGTAGAGGTAGAATGAGTGTATCGGGTGGAAACTTAAATGACTTCCCTACTAACTTTACGATTACCTTTGCTAGTAATGCACCTTCTCCCCTTCAGAATGGTACTGCATACGGTGCTGTTAAAGCAAGTAGTACTCAATTCTTTGTATATTATCCGACATTGGTAAATGGTATTCAAGTTCCAGTTACTTCTACAGGTAGATATCAGTTTATGACCGCAAGAGTGCGTTTTAGTAGTAATGCATCTAATATTACGACTTTTTCTATCGGTTTAAATAATGTTTCGCAAACTGTCAACTATTATACTGGTGCTGGTCTTACAAATTACGTTAAGGATATTGATTTGAGTGCATCTGCCGAAGTATATCCGACTAAATCATGGAAAGGTGCGGATTTTGAGTATAGAAGCACTTATGTTAAAGAATATGAGTTTGATATGGTTCCAATGTCGGCAAATATCTCAAAAGCGAGTTTTAATAGAGGAAATCCACTTCAAATAGAATCAATTACCTCAAAATTAACGGAAGAGTTAAAACCAACCGATATTTCGATCAAAGTTGAAGATACTAGCAAGTTTTTGAGTTCTGGGTACTTATTAATACCAAAATGGGTAAGAAAAACGGAAATTTACCTAGATTTGGGTACTGGAATTAATCAAACTAAGAATGAAAGGAATAATTACTTTTATGATGGAGAAGAGATTATATTCTACGGTTCTAAGACCAGCACAGAGTTTAAAGACATTAAAAGGTCTAGATTTAACTCAGATGCACTATTTACAACAACTATGGAACCTTATGCGAAAAATGGTGGAATTGTAAATAGTTATCAAAAGGGCTATTCAGTCCAACAATATTGGCCATACCGAATAGGAGCGGATTAAATGAGACCAGTACAAGTTATAGGTGGAGGAGATAGTGGTTCTGTTTTAGGATGTTGTAAGTGTTTTCCATTTGTTGTAACTCCAGTTATACAGAAACAATTTCACTTAGGATTACCAGTAGGTAGCACAGGACAACCTTTAGTACCTGCTCCTGGCATAAACTGTTGCGGTTTTGGATGTAGACCGTGTGTTTGTCCTAGAGTTATGGTTGGAGTAGGTAAAACTTTTATAACAGGTAGAAATTTCTCTCATTTAGGTGATCCTAACCCACCTTCTGTTCCACGTTTGAATATTGCAACCCCAGCTCCAAAAATGCTTTATGCATAATACCTTTACAATTAAGGATTCTTATGTTATAATGCGTCTAACTATAAATTCATAAATGGCAGTACGTTTTAATCCTGGCACACCAACAGTAGAATCAAAACCGAAGAAAACAAGACAAGGTAACGGAAAACATTCTAAATACTCTGCTACCAGTAGAAATCACAAAGGTAAATCTTATCGAGGACAAGGAAAATAGTCTATGCGAATCCAAATTTGGTACTCTGAACATGTACAACAGTGGAGATGGTCATTATACACAAGAAAGTATGCAAAAAACGGCGATGCAACACATTTAACAGGATCAGCACCAAAAATTCGAGATGCAATGGAAGATGTTTCCAATCGAGTTGAGTATTTAACTAAACAATACATTTGAAAAAATTATGGCAACTAAACGTGAAAAAGTAAGGGCTCAAGTAAAGTCCAGATGGTATTATATTTTTTGGGGAAGTGCCACTGTTGCAGTTGTATCTGGACAGTGGTTTGTGGGTGCTGGATTTCGTAGTATGTCTAAATCTCTTGATACTCTTGTTGATACATATGTTAATAGACCAAGAGTTATGCCTGTTCCAAACAAAGATTATGGAATGACCATTATAAGATGAAACTACAATTATGTACCAAGCATTACCAAACAGATTACATATTAAAGATAGTGATGTAGCTGGTCAAGGCATTTTTGCTCTTGAAGAAATACCAGCTGGTCTTGTTTTGGGAATGTCACATATAGTTGTAGATGAAGTAATTTACCGAACACCATTAGGAGGATTCATTAATCATAGCGATGAACCTAATTGTGAAAAGTGGAGAGAAAATGATAAGTATTTTGTAAAAACAATTCGTCATATTAGTAAAGGCGAAGAATTATTTTTGAAATATACCTTTTATAGTATAAAGAGATTTGATAAATTCTAAAAAGTTGGAAAAACTCGCATATATAGCTTAACGAATTATGTTTTTTAACCTTGTCGTTTAGCGTAACCAGATCTACTGCACCAACTAAGATAGTTGATAATTACTTGGGGAAGACCTCTAGGTCATTTAAAGATATTAGCTTTAATATGACTAAGAATCCTATCACCAAGGATATTGTTGTACTTAAAAATGAGGAAGCAATTAAGCAGTCGGTTAAGAATTTAGTTTTAACGCAAATCGGTGAAAGACATTTTAGTCCACTTCTAGGAACCAACACAACATCCTATCTGTTTGAATTATCTACTGGATTATCTGAGAATGCTCTAATTGAAGAAATAGAAGATGTATTGCAAACTTTTGAACCAAGAATTGCTCTATCATCTGTAACTGTGAACGCAAATGAAGATTATAACAGATTTGAATGCTTTATTGAATATTTTATCATTGGTATTCCTGAGGCATTACAAACAGTCGATTTCATTTTAGTCAGAGAAAGTTAAATGGAGTTACCATCAGTAGCATCCTTAGAGTTTGAACAACTTAAGGCGTCTATAAAAAATTATATAAAAACTAAATCAGACTTTACTGATTTTGACTTTGAAGGGTCAAACCTTTCAATGTTGGTAGATATTCTTGCTTATAATACTTTATATACCAGTTATAACATTAATATGGCATCTAACGAGTTAAATCTCGATACTGCCGTTTTAAGAGATAATATAGTTTCACATGCTAAAAAATTAGGATATAATCCTATATCTTATCAATCTTCAAAGGTTGTAGTTGATCTTACTTGCTCTGGTGTAGGAGGATATAAAAGATTAGGTCTTAAATCTGGTGCAACTTTACAAACCAGTATGATTGGAAAGAACTATACTTATGTGTCCAAAGATCCAATTAACCTTACAATTGTTCCAGGCGCATCTCAGGCGGTCTTTAGAGATGTCGAATTAGTAGAAGGTACAGTATTCGATATAAACTATACTGTCAACACCTCAAACGAACATCAAAGATTTTTTATACCTAATAATTTTGTTGATTCTACTACTGTAAAAGTATTTGTAAAAGATGATGCTAGTGCAACTACAGAAACAGAATATACAAGAAAAAATACAATTGTAGGTGTAAAACCATCTGATACAGTTTTCTTTGTAGAAGAAGTTCAAGACCAAAAATATGAAGTAATATTTGGTGATGATGTAATTGGTAGAAAATTACAAAATGGTGAAGTAGTAAAAATTAGATATATTGTAACAGCTGGTTCTGAACTTAATAACGTTAAAGAAAGTTCTTTACAGTTTATTGGAACTATTGAATATGTTGATGCATCTGATAATACTGGAAAACTTCCTCTAAGTAGTGTTTCATTTACTCTAAATGATCAAAATTCAAGTGGTGGTTCATCATTTGAAAGTATTTCCTCTATAAAGTATAGAGCTCCAAGATATTATGCTGCACAAGAAAGGGCAGTTACAATCAGTGACTATGAATCTTTAATAATGCAACTTTATGGTAATACTGAATTAGTTAAAGTTGTTGGTGGTGAAACATTGTATCCACCTCAATTTGGTAAAGTTTTTATTACAATTAAACCTAAAGTAGGTGATGTAGTTAGTAGTACTGAAAAGTTAAACATAGTAAAGGATCTCAAGGATTACATTGTTGGATCTATTACACCAGTAATTGTAGATCCTAAGAGAATTAAAATTACTGTTAAACCAGTTATTGTTTATAATAAAGATAAAACAAGAAGAAGTGCTGCTGCATTAGCTAAATTGATTCGTGATTTACTTATAGATTATGAAAATTCTGATGCATTTAAGAATTTTATTGGAAGATTTAGTAAATCTGAGTTACTTGCTGCAATTCAGAATCTAGATGCTTCTATTTTATATACAAACGTAAAAACTAAAGTTTGTGCAGAGATTGATCTTCAATCATCTAAAACTCCTATTGATTATAGTGGATCATTCTTCACTAAAATGAAGAGTAAACTTGATGGAAAATATGCTATTGTTTCTGGTTTCTTCTGTTACCCAGGCTATGCAGATCCAGTATTTATTGGAGTTCCTTCACTATTAGAAGGTTGTGTTTTAGATAATAACATTTATATATTTGATAAAAATGGAAATATAATTGATTCAATAGGTACGATTGACTTTGAAACTGGTGATTTTGCATTTTCTCTTGCATCATGTAGTGATAATCCTATAGATTTATGTGGGTTACAAGATGGAACTGATTTAGAGACAGATTCAGAAACTTATCCTGATATTATTATTGATGATCCTGTAATTCTTGATGATGACGATGATGATTCTGAACTTGATGATGATACTTCTATTGGTGAACCAGATATCGGAGATGTCACTGGCGATCCTGATATAACTAGTCCAACAACTGTAGTTGATGATCCTAATAATGTTATTACAATTGATGACTTTACTCCAGAAACAGATCCAAGTAAGTGTAACTAATGAAATTTCTAAGCGATCACTCAGTAGACCTTTCACATTTAATTGAAAATCAATTTCCTCAATTTGTAAGGGAAGATAATTCTACGTTCATTAAGTTTATAAAAGCATACTATGAGTCACAAGAATTAAAAAATTCACCTCTAGATATTGCACAAAATTTAATAGAATATTACAATATTGGTTTTTATAAAAAAGCAGAGTTAATAGAAAATACTCAATTAAATGGTAATATTGCTAGTAGTGCTACTACAATTAATGTAGATAGTACTGTTGGTTTTCCAGACAAGGGATATATTCAAATTGATGATGAAATAATCTATTATGGATCTAAGACTACAACTTCATTTACAGATTGTATACGAGGTACTTCTGCACTTATATTAACTAACATACCATTATCTCAAATTAGTCTTAAAACATCATTAGTTGAGGATCATCTTGATAATGCTGTAGTTACAAATATTGCATACGAATTTACATCAGAATTTTTTAGAAGAATTAGATCAGAAATTGCCGTTACAATACCAGAAAATCTTGTATCCGAATTAGATTTAGCATCTTTCTTTTCTAGAATTAGAAGTTTTTATGGGTCAAAAGGAAGTTTAAATTCTCATGCAATTCTTTTTAGAATATTATTTAATGATAAGAAAATAAAATTTAGAACTAAAACAAGAGGTAGTGGAGCAACTTTAAAAATACCTAACTTTGATGGTGCTATAACTGGTCTTGAGATAACTGCTGGTGGGTCTGGATACGATTCTAGAACAGATGGTAGTGGTTTGATCAATCCTCCTATAATAGAGGTGTTTGGAAGTGGTACAGGTATCGATGTTGCAAATCCTACCGCTCTACTAACAGTTACTAGTATTACTAGTGGATCAATTGATGGGGTAACTATTGTTGACAAAGGAGAAAATTATGTTGGCCCTATTACTGCTTTTGTAAGAGAAAGAGATTTTGCTGAAGAAGAATTAGTTAGTTCTGTTGCTGGAAATGGTAGTGGTATAGTTGAGAGTTGGGATTTTAATACAGGAGAACTTACATTAACCAATATTGTAGGATTTTTTGTTAATGCTGATGAGTTACAATCTGGTAGTGGTGAAAGAGCAAGAGCATTTGTGGATAATTTTGAAATTATCTCTCAAGATCCAGAAATAGAATTTCCAAAAGATTATCTATTCAGACCATCAACATCAAACTATGGTGGTAAAAAATTAGCTAGATTAGAAGTTATTAAAAAGTTATCAAATATATCTGATCCTTCATTAGATGTTATTTCTAACAATAAAACTGTCTCTCCATCATATATTACATTTGTACAGGAACAAGATAGTATATTTGGAGTATCTAATGTAACTATTGAAAGTAGTCAAGTTGTAAAAATTGATGCTGTTGATAAACCAACATATGAAGCAGATATTGAAATTAATGATGATTTTAATAAGATATATCTTCCAGCTTCTACTCAATTAGTTAAAGCATTTAATCCTGCTAGTGATACTACAATAACTGTTGATGATGCATCAGGATTTCCTACTACAAAAGGTCAAGTTTATATTGATGATGTAATTATTGATTATGATGAAAGAACTGTCAATCAATTCTTAGGTTGTGCTGTTGTATCTGGATCTGGTACTAAAGCAGTTTCTACTGAAGTAGTTGCTTATGGAAGATATAGAACTAGAAAACAATATGCAAGAGGTGAGTTTGTAGGAATAGGTCAAGAAAGATATTATGGAGAAAATTTATATAGATCTATAAATGAAGGAACTTCATCTAGCACTGCTGATCCAACTCATATTTTAGGAAGGGTTAAAGTTGGTGATATTGAATGGGAATATATTGGAAGTTCTAAAGTATCTTATTTCGTTGATGTTTTTGTTGGATTCCCAGAAATTACTTGTACTGGTAATGAAGGTGAATTAACAATAAGAGTTGATAAGGTAAGAGATATAGCAGTTGGTCAATCAGTTGTTGGTTCGGGTATTGGAATTGGTGCAAAAATTCGTTCTATATCAGGTAAAGAGTTAACATTGTCAATACCAAACACATCTAAGGTTACTGGTGGATGTATATTCTCTGTTGCACAAGCAAGATTAATGGGATTAGTTGGTGATCTAACTATTGAAAAAACTGGTGCTTTATTCAGTCCACAAAAATACTTTTTTGATGATAAAACTTATGAAGATTTTACTGGAACAGAATATACATCATGGAATATTAATAGTGACCATACATTAGATACTGACAATGATTTTGTTGGTATTTCACAAATTTATAATTACAAATCACCAAAAGATGAGCATGTTTATGTTTCGTCTTCTGCAATTCCAAGTTATATTTTTAGTGGATCTGTAAATGCTAAAAATAGAGTTCTTTCAAATATATTTGATGGATATACAAACGCATTTACTTTAACTGGTCTTACCAATCCTATTGAAAAAGATTTATTTATTTTTAGAAATGCAGTATTACAAGATCCAGCAACAGATTTTGATGTTGTAAATGATGTTCTTACTTTTATAGAAACTCCAAAACAAGGTGAGCCTGTATATGTAAGATATTTTAATGATACTAATAAAGTTACAAAACTAACATATACACAAACCACTCAAGGTGCTTCAAATTCTACACTTACATTGAATGGTTTAGGATCTTTTAATACATCTAATGATTATCTTTTTGTATCTGTAAATGGTGTATTACAAGTTGGAAATTCTATTAGTTATAACAATACTACTAAAGTAGCTACTTTTACAGATAATGTAAACACTCTTACTACTAAATTAACACCAACCACTGTTTCATATAATCCTTCTAATGGTAATTTAACTCTTACTATTCTTAATAGTAATTTGACTGTAGGAGATAAAATTAAAATTGCAGATGGTGGAATTACATTTACCTGTGCAAAAGATAGTGATGCAACTACTCATGCATATCCAAGATCTACTGACCCTGTAAGCGATCAATGGTTAGAAGTTGAAAGTATTAGTGGTAATGATCATTTGGTTAATGTAGGTGTTTCTAGTGATACATCAACACATACATTTGTTTCTGCTGTAACTGATTCTATTACTAGGAGACCAGATAAAGTTGTAGCATATTGGATAAAAAATGCAACTGTCTTAGATACTATTACATCTACATCTTCAAAAACTTATACATTACAAAATTCAAGTTCTAATTACACTGCTGCGACTACTGATAATGTAATTGTTGCTATAAATGGTGTAATACAAAAACCAACAACTTCATATACAATATCTGGATCTACTTTAACATTTAGTGAAGTAAATTCTGGTACTGCAATTACTGTTATTGATTTAGAAGATGGTAGTGGTGGAGCAGATATTATAAATGTTGATTTAGGTGGTCTTGCTGGTATTAATCAAGATAAAGATAATTATAAATTACAAAAATTAGTTAAAAGAATACCTTTCCCTGCAAGTCTTATTAATGATAATGTTTTAAGAACTTCTAAAGCACTTTCACCAACAAAAACATTAAAAGGTATTGGTATTACTATTGATGGTATACAATTCAATAGTATACAAGGTAATAAGGTAAGATATGGTGCTGTAAAATCAGTTACTATCGGTTCTGGTGGTAATTATGAAGTTCCCTTAGATAAAACTACTTCTGGTTCTGGTAAATTTTTAAAATCTTCATATCCTAAAGTTACTTTAACTAAAAATGGTGGAGAGACATCGGATATTATAATAACTGAAGATATATTTGATATGTCAGCAGGAATTAAAAAAGTTGATATTAATAAGTTTTTAGATCTTACTCCTCTAAGTGGATTTACAATAAAACCAAATGTTGAGGTAATTAACAATAATACAACAAATCCATCAGGATTTAGAAAAGCTGTAATAGATGTTGGTTACAAAAATGGTACTATAGATGGATTTATTGTAGTTGATTCTGGAGCTGGTTATACAGAGGCACCAACAATTAAGATAACTGGTGGTGGTAAACTTCCATCAGAAGATTTTTCAATTCCATTTTTTAATACATCTACAAAAGATTTGATTGTAACTATGGAAGGTTCGGTAATATCTTCTAAGAGTGCTTCTTCTACAATCACATTAACAACTCCTGCTGGTAGTAAATTTAATGCTAATCCTGTAACAACTGTTGATAGTGGTTCTAATGGATTAGTAAAAGTATTCGTTGCAAATGGTAAAATTGTAGCAACTCAAGTTATTAATAAAGGTCAAAATTATTTTACCGAACCAAGTATTAAAATTGTTGGAGTTGGTGTAAATGGTGTACTTAGAGCAAGATTAGACGGTAGTGGTGGAATTAATACAGTAGATATAATAAATGCTGGTAGTGGATATACAGTTCCACCTGTAATTACTGTTATAAATGATGATACTTTAGCAGTAGCAAGTTCATTATTAAACGAATGGACATTTAATATACCAAATAGATTTAATACAAAAATAGATGAATTTGGTGGTTATTCTTTTGATTCAAGTGAGGGTGTTAATTTAAAAGTTGCTTCATTTACAACTAGTACATTAGTATTGTCAGAAGCACCTACAGGTGTGGTTGTTGGAATGGAAGTTACACATCCAGAAATACCAATTGCAACTTTTGTTACTAAAATAGATACATCTAATAAAATAATATATCTTTCTAAATATGGTCTAGATCAAGTTACAAATATAGCATTAAATGGTTCTCTTGTAAGTTTCTTCCAAGGTGATGATAGGTTTAAAGGAACACTTAAAGCACAAGAAGTTGTTTCTACAAATTTACCTGAGTCTAGATTAAATTTTCAGTATTTACAATTAAAAAATACTACTAAGTTTGAAGATTATTATGGTATTGTTAAACCAGGCACAACACATACTGCAACTACTGGTACTACATATGATCCTAAAACTGGTATTGTCAAGGTTACTACAACTACTGCTCATGGATTAGCAAATGGAGATTATGTTAATTTTGTAGATGGATCATTAAAATTCTCATGTAATTTTAATGGTGCTACTGGTGCTAGTTCCCAAAAGGATTATCCAAGATCTACTGATTATGCAAGTGGTAAATATTTAGAAATTTCTAACGTAACTACAAACACATTTGAAGTTACAATTTTAGATGTAATTCCTTCAACTAATATTAATGAACATATCTTTGTTTCTGCAACAGCAGATGGTATTATTAGTGCAAAACATTCTAAATTAGTTGGATTCTCTTATGATGGACATCCAATATACTGTAAGTATGGTTTTACTACTACTTTAGATAATACTTCTGGAATATCAGAACAAACTTCATCATGGAGATTAAAAGGAAATAGATTAAATGGGCCATTGGTTGAAGACTACCCATTAGGTTCATTCATAGAAGATTATGAATATGATAAAACATTTGGAACTTTAGATGAGTTTAATGGTAGATTCTGTGTAACTCCAGAATATCCAGATGGTGCATATTGTTATTTTATGGTGGATACATTCCCATTTGTAATTGGCCCACAATATTTCTCAGATCCAGATTGTTATAATACTGGACAGAATAGAACAAATGATCAAATTCCAAAACACTTTATTAGAGTTAATGATACTGCAAATACATACTTCCCACAAGAAGAAAAAAATATAAACAGATCTATTTTGTTTACTGATTATTCTTCTGTAGGTACAATTGATGGTATCTTTATAGAATCTGCTGGTGATAATTATAGAGTTGGTGACAGTATAGTATTTGATGAAGAAGATACTGGTGGTAGTGGAGCAATTGCTTATGTTAATTCTGTAGATTCACCACCTATTTCAAATATTCAGATTGGAGCAGATGGTATTATTGAATTTACATTTACTGGTAATCATCAAATTTCTAAAAATGATGTTATAGATGTAACTTATACAAAACAAACAACAAATACTATAATTAACTTAGATACACTTTCTACAATACCTACTGTATTAAGTGGTAAAAATTTATATAGCGTAGTTTTAGAATCTCATAAAATATATCGATTTAAATTTGGTGCATCTAGACCATACAATTTATCTTTTGATATTTTAAACTTTAATCCATATTTCCAAAGAGATATTGATTTAGAACCAACTTATTTTGATATAGATCCTACAAAAATTCCAAGTGTTATTTTTGTACATACATCTCAAGCAATATTTGAACTTAGAGTAGAAACAGCACCTATTATTGGTAGACATATTGTAAATGAAGTATTATCTCCAAATACATTCACTGTTAAAGATACATCTGTTACAGAAGCTGATACTACAGTAATAGATATTGCTATAAAATCAAAAGGTGCATCAGGTCCTATAAAAACATTAAATTTGGTTGACGGAGGTAGTGGATATAGAGTATTGCCTGGTGTAAAATCTATTACTTCTACATCTGGAAAAGGAGGTCTTTTACAAGCAACATCAACAACTATTGGTAGTATTAATTCTATTAAATTTATTACTTACGGTGATAAATTTTATGGATCTAAGACTGTAAGAAATTATGTAGATCTTCCTGTTACAGTAAAAGTAAAATCTAATTTTGAGATTGACACTGTTTCTGTTCTTACATCAGGACAGAATTATTTCTTAAATCCTTTTGTTAGAGTAAATGGTTTAAATGATGCTGCAAATTTACAACCAATATTTAGTAATGGTGAAGTTGTAGGTATGGAAGTACTTGATGGAGGTAGTGGATTTAGTACAGAACCAACTATACAAGTATTCAGTCAAAATGGTGGTTTTGGAGCTACATTTTCATCTACACTAAAAAGAAAATCATTGACTGTAGGTGATACTCTTTCTGTTCAAAATAAGAGTACAAGTGCTAAAATTCTTGCTGTAGATACTAGATCATCTACAATAGAGTTATTAGTTACATCAGGAAAATTTTTAAAAGATGATGTATTACTTTCTTCTAATGGTAAAACCTATGGTACAGTTGTAGAAGTTAATACTGCAAAAGCTTATGCTAAATCAAATTCATTTGGACAAATTAAAGAAAAATTTGTTGGAAGTGCTGGATTTATAAGTGATAGTTTCCAAAAACTTGGAGATAATCTTTACTATCAAGATTGGTCTTATAGTTTATCAAATGAGAGAAATATTATTGAATGGAAAAAGAATGTTAATGATAATACTCATCCAGCTGGATTTAAGTTTTTTGGTAAGAATAGATTACATAGTCGAAAATCTATATTAGGTAGATCACAAGATATTGTAAGAAGTGCTGTTACTTTTAAATCTAGTATTAGTAGTTTACTAAACGCAGATATACAAGTTCCATTTGAAGGAAAATGTACAAAATCTTATATCTATTTTCATAACTTAGCATCTCCAAATCCATATAAAGTAAATGATATAGTTTTTGGTGATATAACTGGTAATTTAGGATTAGTTATAGAAGTTGGTGTTGGATATATTATTGTTGAATATCAAAATGGTGAAATACAAATTGGTGAAAATGTAATTAATTATCTTAGAAATGTAACTATTTCAAGTGTTTCTGAAACTTCAAAAGCTTTAATTGCAGTCAATGGTATTTTACAATCACCAAGCATTGCTTATCATGTTTCTTCAAATCAATTATTACCTAAGTTTCCAATATTTCCAAACGATGAAATTGTAGGACATTACCTAACCACTCCTTTCCAAATTATAAAAGGATCTGGTGTTAATGATGTAAATTCAATAAATTTATCTCAAGGTGGTGTAGATTATACTGCTTCTAATCGTGATCATTTATTAGTTTCTATGAATGGTGTAATTCAGAGAAATACAAATTTAACACTTACCAATGGTGGTAAAACTATTAAGTTTGCTGGTTCAAATCTTGATGGAAATACAATAGTAGAATTTGTATTAGAACATCCTCAATTACAACCATTAACATTTACTGGAAGTGCTGGAACTGCATTTACTCTTAATGTAACTCCTTCATCTAATTGCAAATTATTAGTATTTTTTGAAGGTGTTGATCAATCTCATTTATTAACAGATTACACTGTTAGTGGAAATACAATTACTTTCCCATCTTCTGTAAATCCAACTGAAATATTTGGATGGCATATTAATGAAACAGTTACTTGTCAAAAAGTTCCTTTACCAAATTTATATTCAAATAAAGCTGCTGGACTTGATAAAGTATGTAATCAAGCAAATAATATAACATTAGAAATTAATTCAGATAATGTAAAACGTGCAAATGATTTTTATGAAATACAAAAAGAACAACTAGATGGAACTATGTTCTTATCTGGTAGTCAAGTTTATGGTTTTGGTACTAAATTTAAAACTTCTAATCCAGAAAATTCTACAAGTCATGTAGAAGTTATTAATGATATTTCAAACAAAGCAAATAATGTTACATCTACATTTGATCTTAAGATTAATAAGGATCAAGCTTACACACCTGTAGATGGAGTTAACTCATTACAAGTTACAGTCAATGGAACTATATTAGGAAAAAATAATAGAACTGTAACTCCTACAACTGCATCTTATGTTGCATCAACAGGTGTAATGACTTTAACAGTTCCCAATCATCAATTTGCTACTGGTGATTTTGTTAAGATTGCTGATAATGCAATTACATTTACTTGTACAATGGATAGTAATGCTACTAACCATTCATACCCAAGATCCACAGATCCTTTCAGTGGTGAATGGATTGCAGTTACAAAAATTGATGCTAATAATTTTAGTGTTAATGTTGGTAAATCACCTACAAAAAAATTCACTGCAACTGCAGCAAGTTATGCTACAGGATCAGGACAACTTACACTAACAATTGGTGGTCATGCACTGAAAGCTGGAACTAAAGTTAAAATTGCAACTGACTCACTTAAATTTAATGTTA